ATTTATTAGTTGGTAAGACTTCAGCAGGTATTGCAAATGTTGGTGTTGAAAGCAGACAAAATGGATTGTTGTTTGCTACAGCAGATGGTTCAGATGTTTTAAAATTAAATCGTTTAACATCTGATGGAGAAATTACACAATTTAGAAAAGATAGCTCAACAGTTGGCAGAATATCTACAACATCTACAGGTATAGCTTTAGGCACACCTCTTGGTAGTGGTTCAGGAATACATTTAATTTCTAATGCAATCTTACCTTCAACATCTACAGGTGGTGTTGCTGATGGTTCTAAAGATTTAGGCAGTAGCAGCTCAAGATTCAAAGACCTTCACCTTTCAGGAACAGCTTATACTAGTAAAGTTGCTGTAAACACAACCTCACCCGACTCAACAGTTGACCTTCATGTAAGCGGTGGTACAGATAATGTTCCTCTAGGTGTTGAGTCTACTGATACTAATGTGTTTATTGCTCTTAAAGATAGCACCACAACAGGTACTTTTGGTGCTGCTGCTGTAGCAATAGGTGCTAAAGGCAATAACTTGCTACTCAGAGCGGGTACATCAGAAAGAGCTAGGATAGATAGTAGCGGTAATTTGTTAGTTGGGAGAACAACTAGTAATACAGGAGTTGCTGGTCATAGATTTAGTGCTAATGGTTTTGCTAATATAACTAGAGATGGCGGTGAATGTATTAACTTTAACAGACTTACATCTGATGGAACTATTATAGATTTAAGAAAAGATAGTACAACAGTTGGAAGTATTGGTACTCAAAGTGCTAGATTAACTATTGGTACTGGTGATACAGGATTAAGATTTGTTGCAGATGCAAATCAAATAACTCCTTGGAATCTTACAACAAATGGCGTAAGTAATGGTTTGTTAGATTTAGGTAATACTAACAATAAATTTAAAGACCTCTACCTTTCAGGAACAGCTTATGCTAACAACATAAACATTCAAGGTTCTTTTACAGTTGACAACGAATACACCCTACCTTCAACAAGTGGTTCAGCAGGGCAAGTTCTTAAATATCCTTCAACTGGTAGCCAAGTTATATGGGCGGATGATGATACAGAAGGGACAACCATTAACAACAACGCTGATAATAGAATTATTACAGGTAGCGGTACAGCAAATACATTAAACGCTGAAGCTAACTTTACTTATGATGGTTCAAGAATAACCACAACATCTAATTCAGCATTAGGAACTACTTTTACACTAGCTAATACAAATTCTAGTGGCGGTAGAGAATTTACCTTTATATCTAACTCAACAGGTAATTTTTATATTTATGATGATACTGCTAATACTACACGATTTACAATTGACTCAGCAGGTCGTGTTGGAATAGGTGCAACTTCAGTTGATGCTACATTAAAAGTAGTTTCATCATCTGCAACTACTCTTGGTTCATGGGTAAGAGCAGATAACTATGGTTTAAGAGTTTCAGCAGGTAGCACATCTTCACATTACGCATTAAGAATTGCTAATTCCAGTGATGCTACTTTGGCTACATTTAATGGTGATGGCAAGGTTGGAATTGGTATAACTTCGCCAAGTCATAAGCTAGATATTGCTGCTGGAGATATTGGTTTAGATAGTGGAAGAACTTTATATTTAGGTAGTGACTCTAATGTATCTATAAATTCTACTTCATCTTCAAGAGTCATGCGTTTTTATACAGGTGGTTCTGAAAGAGCTAGAATAGATAGTAGTGGTCTGTTTCTAGTTGGTAAAACTAGCGGAGATTTTGGGACTCAAGGTAGTAATCTTGTTGGGGGTGGGCATTTTGTAAAAGATGGAAACACAGCACTTTACCTCAATCGTTTATCAAGTGATGGCAGTATCTTAGCGTTATACAAAGACAGCTCTTTGGTGGGAAGCATTGGTGTAGGTGGTTCTAATAAAATGACCATTATTGGTACAAATGCTAACCTACAATTAGGTGCAAGTAATGCAGCTCTACTTAACTTAAATACAAATCACTTATACCCACAGACTGATAACTCAGTAGACTTAGGTTTTAGTTCATCTGCAAATAGATTTAGAAACCTTTATCTTACAGGAATAGCTAATGTAGCAGGTGGCATAGATGTTTTAAACTCAACTGCCAATGCTCCAGTAGCAACATTTACAGGTACTTATACAGCTAATGGTGATGTGGCATTATCTGAATGGCAAAGAAGTGGTGGTGCAGTTAAGGCAAACTTTGCGTATGTAGATTCAACTACAGACATGGAGTTTGGTACAACAACAAGTCATACATTGGGTATAAAAACAGGTAATACAAGAAGACTAACTATTTCTTCAGGTGGTAGCGTTGGAATTAATAAATCTGTCAATGCAGCAGTAGCATTAAGCGTAGGTTCAGATGCTAATTCCTCAACTTCTTATGGTCTTGAAGTTTGTGACTCAAGTAGCCAAACAAGATTTTTAGTAGATGGCTCAGGCTCACAAAGATTCTATGGAAGTGATAATTCAGAAACAGCTAGATTTACTAATGGAAAATTGGGTATCGGCACAAGTTCGCCAAGCACAGCTTTACACGTTTCAGCACCTGATGGTAATGCAGAATTAACAGTAGCTAGAACAGGTACGTATGCCTCATCATGGAGTTTAAAACCTTACAATGCTGATTTCTTTATTAGGGAAAGTGGAACAGATAGAGTTACTATTAAAGCTGGTGGTTCGGTTGGAATTAATACGACTTCGCCAGCTTCACCGCTTCATGTAAATGGTAATGTGCAAGTAGGAGTTGGTAACTCTAAAGAAGCATTTATACAAGCAACAAACTCAGGAAGAGTTGCATCTAATCCAGCTTATTCATTTAATGGTGATGTTGATACAGGTATGTTTAATCCTAATACTGACAACACTATTGCTTTTGCAACTGGTGGAAGTGAAAGAGCAAGGATAGACTCATCAGGCAATCTGTTGGTTGGGACTACTGATAGCTCCCTTTGGAATAATGGTGCAGGTGGCAATACAGGGACTGTAATTGAATCAGATGGAACTATACAATTAGCCAAATCTAACAATGCTACTGCATATTTTAACAGGCTTGATAGCGATGGAGACATTGTTTCATTCCGCAAAAATGGCTCATCAGTTGGAAGTATTGGTACTGTTGCTAGTAATATTTATCTAGGCACAGGTGATACTGGAATTTACTTCAATGCTTCTGAAGATAAAATTTATCCTATCAATACATCAACTATAGCAGGTAGAGATAATGCTATAGACTTAGGTAAGTCTGATACAAGATTCAAAGACCTTTATCTTGCAGGAACAGCTAATGTTGGTGGTGTTACATCTACAGGTGCTATATCAGCAGAAGATAATATCTACCTAACTGATGCAGGAACTACAAGAGGTAGGATTGAACTTAACGCAAGTGATAGGGATGATTTAGATATTGTAGCGGTATCTTTAAGTTCAAATCTAAAATTCTTTACACAAAATACAGAAGTTGGTCGTTTCGATGCTTCAGGTAGATTAGGTATAAAAAACACAAATCCAACTGCTACTTTAACAGTTGGTACTTTATCTAGCGGTCAAACAGGTAATGTAGTTATTAATAACGAAGGCGGTAATATAGCAACCTTAGAAGTCTTATCAAGAACTAACAGGTCAATACTAAAAATAGCTGATAATGACACTATTGGTTATATGAGTGCTGAAGGTGGTATTTTAAGTATAGGTAGAAATTCAGGAAGCAATGCAGCTAACATCAACATTGATAGCTCAAACAATGTTGGAATTGGCACTGCTATCCCAGCAGCAAAACTTGAAGTTTCAGGCGGTGCTTTGAAAGTAACCAATGCAGGTAATGCAAGTATTTTTATAAATGCAAATGCAGTAGGCTCAGATGCTTCAATATTCTTTGAAGAAGATGATGGTGTAAAAGCTAAAATACAACATGATGCTTCTAATGATTCTATGCTATTCACAGATGGTGCTTTTACAGACACCATGACTTTAAAAGGTGCGAAGGTTGGAATAGGCACAACTAATCCAACTGAGTCTTTACACACTACAGGTAATATTAGATTTGGTGATTCAGCACCAGCAGAACTTTATACAAATAGCTCTGAACTAAGATTAGGTGTTGATAGAAATAATGATAATGGCACATCAAATATTACTTTCTATGTTAATAACAGCGAAACAGCTAGAATAGACTCAGCAGGTCGCTTTATTGTTGGCGGTACAACAGCAGGTGAAAGTGAAGCTGCAACGATTTATCCAAGTGGAAATATTACATCAGGGTCTATAACAGCAACAGGTGATGGTGTATTTAACTTTAATAAAACTGAAACCTATAATCCAGTTATAACAGCAAATGATAGTGAATCTGATACAGGGCAAATCATAGCAGTTCAAGTTGGCGGAACTACTAAAGGTAATATAGGTATTAATAGCACTACTGGTAGTGATATGTATATTGCAAGTGGTACTACAAGTAGTGCAGGTTTTGGTCTTAGATTTATAGATTATACAGTAACTGAAGCAGCATTACCCTGTAGGGGTGATGGTAGCACAGCAGATAATGCTATGGACTTAGGTAACTCAGGCTCAAGATTTGATGATATTTACGCAACCAATGGAACTATCAACACTTCTGATAGAAATGAGAAACAAGACATACAAACCTTAACAGAAGCAGAGCAAAGAGTAGCTACAGCATGTAAAGGTTTAATAAGAAGGTTCAGATGGCAAGATGCAGTAGAGAAAAAAGGCGATGATGCTAGATACCACTTTGGTGTTATAGCCCAAGACTTACAAGATGCTTTTGAAGCTGAAGGATTAGATGCAGGTGATTATGGTATGTTTATATCTAGCACTTGGACTGATGATGATGGTAACGAGCAAACAAGACTAGGAGTAAGATATAATGAACTCCTAGCATTTATAATAACAACTTTATAGGAGAACAAAATGGCAAATACATACACATGGGACTGTAAAACAGTAGATGTATATCCTGAATACGAGGAACATACAGATACAGTTTACAATGTTCATTGGAGACTAAACGCAACAAGTAGTGAAAAGCACGAAGTAGATGGTCAAGAAGTACCATATACAGCAAGTTCTTATGGCACTCAATCATTATCACTAGATGATATTGGTTCTGACTTTATACCTTTTGCAGACTTAACTAACACTATAGTTAGTGGATGGGTGCAAAGTATTATGGGTGAAGAAGAAGTAGCTAATCTAAAAAAATCTTTAAAAGAAAACATAGATGAGCAAATTACACCTACTACTGAAACAAAAACAATAGGCGAATAAAATGGCAATATATTGCATCTGCAATATGGCCACAGGCGTAAATTTATATATAATAAAATTAAGAAACTTATTAACTTATAGGAGAGAAATATGAGTACAGAGAATGAAGTAAAAAATGATGTAATCATCAACTTTAATGGTAGAGACTTTAAAGCTGAAGACTTAAATGAAGATCAAGCAAATATAGCTGGGAAACTAAACGTAGCTCAGAGAAAACTGCAAAGACTTCAAGATGCTTATGAAGACTATGTTATTACTGCTGATTACAGAGAACTTCAAGTCAAGGCTTTTGCTGACACTATAGAAGAAGCAGAAGTTGAGGAAGTAACAGAGGAAGAATAATGCCTAGAAAGACCGCTAATGATGTAGCACACGATCTAAAGAATCATGAAATACAATGTTCTGAAAGATGGACTACAGCATTTAAGCATTTTGAAAAACTAGATGATGATATTGCTGGTTTGAATAATTGGATTAAAGGCGGTCTAACTACAATAGTCATATCAATGCTATTGATTCTTCTGAGAGATTTTCTTATTTAATTTATGAGTATTACAAAAATAGCTGAAGTGGCAAACAATGTCTTGGATAAATTTGTTCAGGATAAAGATTTAAAAGAGCAATTATCACATGACCTACAAAAAGAACTTATATCGCTTGATAAGGCACAAATTAGCCTTAATGCTGAAGAAGCGAAAAACAGGAACTGGTTTATATCAGGAGCAAGACCTTCTATTCTTTGGATTTGTTCATTTTCTTTGGGTGTACATTATTGTTTATTGCCTATTGCAACTTGGGTAGCGGTAGTTAGCGGGGTTGATTTACAGCTTGAAGCTCTTGAGTTTGATTTTTCGCAACTTACTACAATTCTTTTATCCCTACTTGGGATGTCATCACTTAGAACCTTTGAGAAAACAAAAGGAGTTCATAGCAAATAATATGTACGATAAAGTTAAAGAAATGCTAGTAAGGCATGAAGGGGTTATGTGTACCCTTTATCAATGTAGTGAGGATAAATGGACTATTGGCGTAGGTAGGAATTTGCAAGATAGGGGTATTACAGAAGATGAAGCTATGTATCTGCTTGATAATGACATCAAAAGAGTTATGAGTCAGCTTGATGAATACTGGACTGTTTGGCGTAGCTTTCCTGAAAAAGCACAGCTTTGTTGTGTTGATATGACATTCCAAATGGGTATCAAGGGTTTTATGGGTTTTAGAAGAACAAGAGCCTTAATGGAAATGGGAATGTGGTTAGAAGCATCAGAAGAATTATTAGATAGCAAATATGCTATACAAACTCCAAACAGGGCAAATTACAATTCAAGACAACTAGCACTTTGTACTAAAGATGGCAAAGAAAACATCGGAAGACCACCAAAGTAATTCAAGACTTGGTGCTTTGGGAGAATCCTTAGTACAAACATTCTTATTGGAATACGCTGACTTTTGCTATTCAACTCAAGAAAAACATCCCGCAGATTTAATGGTAGAATTTGCCAATGCAAAATATACAGTCCAAGTCAAAAGCAGAAGAGAATCTAAAGAAGGCAAATACACTTTTGCATCTGAAACATCAAGGACAATGTCAGAGACTTATAAGAACTATCATTGTGATATTCTTGCTTTCGTTTTCTTTAGCCAAGAACATAAGCGAATTATCTTCAAACCAAATACTACTTCGCAAACTTACTTTACCTTTGATAAAAAGATAATCACCCCAAACCTAGAAATAGAATCCTTACAAGAAACCCTAGATACACTTAGCCAAGTGCCAGTATTGAACCCTTTAAAATAATTAATTAATTTATTTACATATTTATATATATATGTTTATAATACGTTATGTTAAACAAAAAGGAGTCAAACATGAACACAAACAAACTAGATAGAACTCAGGCGGAGTTAGTAATTCTTAAATTAGAATTTAAAAAACTATCAATTGATTTAGAAATAGTAACTGAGCAATATGCACACGATCTAATTAATAAAGAAAGGTTTGATAACCACATAGATTCTATACTACAAGAGCAAACTTATGTAAGGCGTAAGATTAATGCTAAAACACATCAAATAGAAAATCCTCACATGTATTTTTGTGATGAAGATTCAGATAAGGTGTGTGCATAATGACTAGATACACTTTAGAAGTAAAACTACCTAGCTTAGGTTGGGTAGTTGCCATTAAGACTAGCGACTTGGTTTTTGCATTTAGCAAGATGGGTAGATTAAAAAGACAAGGTCACGAAGTAAAACTAACTAAAAAGAGGGGGAAGTAATGGAAAGATTACCTGAAAAAGTGCAAAAAGAAATAAGGCAACTTAGCATTGAAGATTTGAGAATATTATTTGAAGGATGTATCAATTCAAAAAAAATTGATAAAGATAGGAAAGCTATACTTTGTAAGTATATTGAAAAGAGACTTAATAAGTTATTAAAGGAAAAAGACTACAACAACAAGAGTTTAGCTGACCATGAATATATTGCTAAGTGGGGGGTGAAGTAATGGAAAGATTTGCAGAAAGATTTGATGATGCTTTTTATATTTGGGAAGACCATATTGAAGGCATAGATAAACCAGTTCTTTGGGAATACAAAAACAGGGATAAGTGTTTTTACCAGTACCCTATGTATAGAAGGTCAGATTACAAAATACTGGTTCAGCTAACCAAAGAGCAAAGAAAGATAGCCTTAGACTTCTTGGATGCGTTACATGCACCTTTGAATGAGGAGACTAGGCAACACAACAACGAGAAGGCTAGGCTGAGGAGATTGAAGTAATGGAATATGTAATCATGTTAATAGTGGGATATATATCTTGCTTGGTAATACTTATGGCGATTGAGTCAGATAAAAGGAGAGATAAATGGAAGTAGTATTTAATATATTAGGTGGCGGAGAAATCCGCCTACCCAAAAGAGAGGTCAGAGGTTATTACAAAGACTTTATGACTGGTGAGACTAAAGTGCAAGTTGGTAACGATGAGCATAAGGTCAGAGAGTCTTTGACTGAGATAGCCTATCTTATGGGGGTAGTGCAATGATAGAAGAGTTAAAAGAATACCAATCAGAGCAACGTGGCAAAGCATGGGTTTGTGATGATATACCTAACAAGGATTATCATGCAGGTGTTGGTGTAAGTAGTAGTTTCATTAGAAGGTTTGGTGAATCACAGTTACATGCAATAGAGCATCAACAAGAAACAACACCAGCCATGAGGTTTGGAACTGCAGCTCATTCATTGCTTGTAGAAGGTCAGGAAGCATTTGATAAAGAAGTAGTTGTTATTACTGGTAGTCCTTACACTAAGGCTAACAAGGAACTCAAAGAAGAATACGAGAAGCGTGGTCTTACTGTATTGAAAGAAGCAGATGTAGAACTTATACAAGGTATGAAAGACAAGATGATCTATGAAGGCAATGCTTATCTTGATGCTAAGGGTAAAGTGGCTGAGTCTAGCTTTTACTGGTATGAAGATGATGTTTTGTGTAAGTGTAGGCCTGACTTGATATGTCCGCCTTTAGATAATACTGATTCAAAAGATGAGATAGTTATAGTGGACTACAAGACTACCCAATCAGTTGAGCCTTACACCTTCGCTAAGTCTGTTAAGAAGTTTAGATATGATCTACAAGCATCTTATTATAGGCGTGGTATGGAAGCTGCTGGTTATAAGGTAACTGACTTTATGTTTGTTGCCCAAGAGAAGACTTATCCTTATGCATCTAAAGTATTTAGAATGACTAAAGAGCAGATGGATTTTGGTTGGTCAATAATGGAAACTTATTTAGAAGACTATAAAGAATACAAGAAGGGTAAGACTTTAAGTATTTACAATAGTCCTAATGTTGTTGATTTGGTTTTATGATAAAACTATTTATCTTTAAAAAAGTAGAATCAACAGGAGATTATATATCTCTTAAACGATACAAAAAGATTTTTAGAAGTCATGTTAGAAAAGGTGACTTTGATATGAATTTTTTAACAAGTGGGAAATTAAATTTAAGTAAGGGCAAATAAGATAATGAGAGTATTAGAGTATAGTATGGAGAGTTTATCCTTTGCCCTTAACAACAGTATAAGGTTTTTGGAGAAAGATGTAATAAAGTCTTTGCTTTATTATCAAATTAATTTTAATATAAATATGGAGAGTCAAAACAATGGATGAAGTAATAAAAAAAGCACTTTGGATTCCTGAAGAGCTACACAAAGATATAAAAATCTTTGCAATACAAAACAACTTAACAATAGAGCAAGCAAGTCAGATGCTTATTAAGCTAGGCATGGTGACTTATGAAGCTGAGAAGAACAATGACTCAGTATAGCGATATAGTTGAAACGCAAAGATTAAAGCTGAATAAGCAGAAAGATGAATGGTATATCCACGTTAATAATGGTGCTGGTTATACAGAAGTTAAAGATGGAGATACATTAACTATTACTTATCATGCTACTGGTAAGAAGGAGATTTTCATAGATGCCAATTAACAGTAGAACAAAAGGTGCAGCATTTGAGAGAGTGATAGTTAAAAAGATTAATACTTATCTTGCATCTAAAGGTAGCACCAAGACTGTTAAAAGAAACCTAGATCAATATCAAACCAAAGGTATGGCTGATATTTACTGGGATAACTTGGCAATAGAATGTAAACGATACAAAGGCACTGGTAGAAGTGATGTATTTAAAAATGCATGGTGGAATCAAGCAGTTGAGAGTGCTAATGATAACCTGATACCAGTATTAATTTATAAATACGATAGGCGTAAGATTATGTGCGTTATACCTCTATATCTAATGGAGAGTGGGTATAAAAAGAATTGGGAACAATACTATATGTGTCCGCTATCAGAAGTATGTGAGAGGTTAGATGAAGTCGTACAAAAGGCTAATGGACTTACATAGTTATTTACTTGAAGAAGATTTTGAACAATATTGCAGAATGTCTTTTGACAAGATATTAGTTGCATGTGAATTTCTTGGCATTATTAATGACGAGGATTACGAAAGTTTTAAGGAAAGGTGTTACACCCAACTTGAGACTGATTATATAAACAGTATTGATAAAACAATACATTAAACCATAGGAGTATAGTATGGATATTTTAGGAGGAATGACAAATTCCGAAGAGAAACCGCAAATTTACTTTGGCTTTAAAACAATAGGTCAACAGTTCTTTGCAAATGGAGAAACACCAATAGAGTTTAAATACTTACAACTTGATATTGACACATTCAAATCAGGTTGGGGTAGATATACAAAAGGTGATGGCTTTGAATATAAATGGGATGCAAAGTTTGGTGTTGTAGACCCTAAACCTGCTGATGATTGGAAGAGAGCATTCTCATGTTGGGTAATGCCTGATGGTGGTCATGCGATGTTATGGCAAAGATTTACTTTTGCTGAATCTAGTGCTTTTAATAAGATACTAGGAACATTTTGGCATGAGAAGGATGCTAACGTAGGCAAGTTGCCAGTAGTAGAATACAAAGGCTCGAAACCTATTCAAGTAGGTATGGGTAGTTCATCTGAACTTACATTTGAATTTGTTAAGTGGGGTGATAGAGGTTTTAACGTGCCTGACTGGTATGTTGACCCTGATGCACCAGTTGACAATGATGATGGTTTTGTTTCTCCAAATGCAGGTTTAGCTGATTTAGTAAATCAAGCAGAGGAAGATAATTCAGATGTGCCTTTCTAATGAATTCAGTAGATTGGCAAAGAATCGCACCTGAAGTAGCAAAGCAAATACTAGGCGAACCAAGCAGTATCTCATCTAAAGAACTTAGATGGGGTACTCATGGCTCTTTTACACTAAACCTAGAATCTGCTACTTGGTATGACTTTGAAAATGATGTTGGTGGTGGCATCTTAGACTTAATAAAGCACCATAACAAAGACATAAATACAATTTTAAAACAGTTTGGTTATGACCAAGCATTGCCTAATGACTCCTTACTCAGCGTTAGTGTGACTCCCCCAAATGGCACTAATAAGGGCAATGCAAGGTCTTTTACAAAAGTCCAAATGAGGGAACTTCATTCTCAAGCAATAGTAAAAGTGCAGTATTCTACTAATTTTTGGGTCATGAGGTTTCCTGATGGGCATCCAATCAAACAGAAGTATGCACCCTTCAGTATGAATCCTGATGGTTCATGGTCTATGCGAAGACCTGAAGGGTTGCTACCTATTTATCACACTAATAACTTTCCTGATAAACCTATTATTATTAATGAAGGTGAGAAAGCATTGCGTGGATGTGAAGCTATAAGGAAGGATGGAGATGCTTGTACATGGCATGGTGGCGTTAATAGTTGGAATAAAGCTGACTGGTCGCCTATCTATGGAAGGGATGTTTGGATATTTCCTGATAATGATGAAGCTGGTAAGAAAGTTGCTAATGAGATTTCTAGTTACCTAAAACAAAATGGTTGTAGTGTTTTAATTGCTGAACCACCAAAAGATTTTAATGAAAAAGATGATTTATGGGATGCGTATGAATCAGGTTATTTTGCAGACTCTAAATCGTTGGAAGATTACATAAAAAGCAATACAGCAAAAAGACCAAAAGGAAGTTTATATTTTCAAACAGTAAATGAGATCATGGCCAATATTACTGAGCCTGATTGGTTAGTGGATAGATGTATAGAACGTGGAACTGTTACTTCTATATTTGGAGCACCAAAGTCAGGTAAGTCATTTATAGCTATTGCTATGGGTTGTGCTGTTGCTTCAGGTAAAGATTTTTATGGATATGACACTAAACCATCAACTGTACTTTATCTTGCAGGTGAGGGAACTAATGCAGTTGGTAGGCGTATTAAGGCGTATGAACAGTTCTATAGCATGAACTTAGATAAGAAACCTTTGCTTGTATCTAATAGAGGTTCAAGGATAGGTGATGATGAAGAGTTTGCTATCTTGCAACAGGTTTGTAGAGATATAGAAGCTGAGAACAATGGTATAGGTATGATTATTATAGACACCTTAGCTAGAAACTATGGTTTAGATGAGAACAGCACTAAAGACATGAATACCTTTATACAGCGTGTAGACATGCTTAAAGAAGAGTTTAATGCTTCTATAGTGATAGTACATCATACTGGTCATGGTTCTTCAGCAAGGGCAAGAGGAAGCTCTGTATTACCAGCAGCACTTGACTATGAGTTTAGGGTTAAAAGAAGTGGTGATGATGAAGCTATGCTTGTATCTGTAGATCAGACACTTGTTAAAGATGGTAGACCAATACAACCTATGAACTTTAAGTTCCATGAGGTAGAAGTCTTTGGCTTTAGCAATGTTACTTCAGGTGTATTGAAACTAACGCTAGAGTCTCCTAAAGAAATGATGCTTACATCAGCAAGAAAAGAAACATTAGATGCTATAGAAGAATATCAGAAGGAAAAAGAGCCTAATGACCCTATTAGTGTTTGGGTTAAGTATTCAATATTAGCAGCTAGAATGGATATTAAAGATAGTACGCTAAAAACTAGATTAGCAGATTTAAAAGCACATGATTTAGTGCATTACAAAGAAGGTTATGGATATCAGTCAAAATCTTTCGATAATGAGGTATTTTGATATGGTTTGGTTTTGGTTTGGTTTTGGTTTGTTTTGGTTTGGTTTTTTTGCCCAAATTATCAAAAAGTTGGTTGGTTTGGTTTGCTTTTCTAAAGCAACCAACCCAAACCACTATGAATTTCACGATTGGAGACCAAACCAATGAAGACATATTTAGATGAATCTTTTGAAAGTGAATTGAAGAAGTTAAGAATGTATGAAGCTGAATCTTTTGAGAGGTGGGGTTCTAGGAAAAGAATATTCAAGATGTTAGGTGTAGATTTTGAGATTAAGTTTTGCAGAGCAGAATCTATGTTTAAGGATGCACTTTACAAAGGTCATGTTAAAGAAAAGATTAAGATGGTTGAGATGATGACTAGAGCATTTGATTCACTTAACAAGAAATGTGAAGAAAGTGGTTATATGAGAATACAACCTAATACTAGATGTTTTAACTTTGATAAGAAGACTGCTTTAGTTTGTGATACTGATGATGAGAAACCTATCTTACAAAAGACACATAAAGATGAGCCTGACATGATGATCTTTAGTATAGAAGAATTATTAAGATGTATTCCTCAAGACTTTATGAAGGCTAAAGAGTTGTTATCTAAATTAGATAAGGCTGTTAATTTTAAAAGGATAAATTATGAAAAATAAATACAAAATAGATGAACCTGCTTTAATTAGTTTTAGTGGCGGTAGAACTTCAGCATATATGTTGCATGAAATACTTAAAGCACATGATGGTAAATTACCTGAAGATGTGCATGTGGTTTTTGCAAATACTGGTAAAGAGATGGATGAAACTTTAGATTTCATACATGATTGTGAAGAGATGTGGGATGTAAAAGTGAATTGGTTGGAATTAGATATACATGAGGAAAGACCAATTTATAGAAACAAAGAAGTTAATTACAAAACAGCTAGTAGGAATGGAGAACCTTTTGAAGCATTGATAGATAGAAAGAAAATGTTACCAAATCCAGCTATGAGAATTTGTACAGCAGAATTAAAAGTAAGTGTTATGGCTAGATTTATGAGGTCAAAGGGTTACAAAGAGTGGTTTAATGTCATAGGTCTTAGATATGATGAACCTAGAAGGGTATCAAAACAAAAAAATCAAAACGAAGCTAACAAAAATAAATGGGAATCATTAATGCCACTTTATGACAATAAAGTTACAGCAGAGCATGTTGGAGAGTTTTGGGAAAAAAGCAATTTTGATTTAAAGCTACCCAACTACAATGGTAAAACTATAGCTGGTAACTGTGATTTGTGTTACTTAAAAGGTACGCAAACTTTAGTAAAGATTATAAAAGAAAGACCTGATTTAGCTGATTGGTGGATTAAACAAGAGACCAAAATAGCAAAAGCCAAAAAAGATTATGGCTCTAATTACGTTGCAACTTTTAAATCTAATGGTCAGGGATTTATTGATATTGTGCAAATTGCAGAAGATAACACCCAATTAGATTTGCTGGATGATGATACTAGAAGCTGTTTTTGCCATGACTAAGTGGCATGGTGGCAAAGGCTCAGGTCGTAGGAAAGAGAATACAAAAAGATATGAAGATAACTGGGAAGCTGTCTTTGGCAAAAAGAAAAAGGAGAAAAAGAAAGATGCCAATAAAACTAAAACCAAGCGTAAGGATTAAAGATAAAGCTACAGGCAAGATGAAGACTGAGCATTATTATTTAAAGAGTATGACAATTAAGGAATTGAATGATTACATTGAATCATCAAGTGCAAAGAAAAAGATCATACAAAAATGTAAGAATGAAATGGTAAGAAGAGATGTTAGATAAGTTTTTAGAGTGGTCTTTTCAAACAAAGGCTAATAAGTTATTTAAAAGGAGTGAAATAAAAATGAGTATTAAAAAGAAAAAGCATGACCCAGTACATAAGCCAGCACATTATAACAATGGGAAGGTGGAATGTATTATGTACATAAAACAACAACTTGGGTCTGAGTTTCCTAGTTATTTAGAAGGTTCAGCTATCAAATACATTCATAGACATCGTATGAAGAACGCTAACATACAAGACTTAGAGAAAGCCAAATGGTATATTAATAAGTTAATAGAACATTATGAAAACTTATAAATGGAAGTAGATAAGAAAAAACTAAAGGAAATGATTAAGCAAGGTAAGTCATCACATGATGCTGCAATGTCTTTTGGTTGTAGTCCATCTACCGCAAGAAGGAAAGCAAAGGAGATTGGATTAAAGTTCAAAGGTAAGTCTTACTGGAGAAAAGGATGAGAGTTAATATTAAATCAAACATCAAAGAAGTAACTAAAGGATTAAGCTCTATGCAAAAGAAACAAATACCTTTTGCAACTATGTTAGCTTTAAACGATACAGCGTTTGCTTTGCATAAGACTTATAAAAAACAAACAACACAAAAGTTTGATGACCCCACACCTTTTACACAAAAAGGATTTAGAGTTGAAAAAGCTAAGAAGACTAACCTGACATCAGTAGTATTTGTTGATGAGAGAAGAGAACATTATATGAAGCTACAGGTAGATGGTGGTGTTAGAACTCCAAAGAATACAGCCATAGTCATACCCAACACTAACAACTACAAAGGTAGCAAGACTAAGGCTGGTAACATAGGTAAAGCTGCATATAACAAAATAAAAAGAGACAAAGGAAAATACTTCTTTGGCGTACCTAAAGGTAATCAAGGTAGTGAAGGTATATGGGAAAGGTATGGAAGAACAGCAACCAATACAGCTAGTGGTGCAAAGATAAGGCAAGTAGCTAAACTTACTAAGATGGGAAGATATAAAGAGTTATATCCATTTGAAAAGATAGGTAATGGTGTAGCCTTCTCAAGAAAAAATGGATTTGATTCTAATTTTGCAAAGAGGTTGAGGTATGCACTCAAGACCGCTAAGTGACAAACGTAGGTTCTTCTACAACATCAACTATGGGTAATTGGACAGCTCGGTATTTTTTTAGCGACAACCCATATTTAATTAGGTAATTAACGAACTGTATGGCTACACAAAGAGAGGTTGCAGATCACTTGGACTTATCAGTAAAAAGAGTCTCAGAATTGATTAGAGATGGCATTTTTCCCTCAAAACAGGGTAGAAGTCCACTTAACTTAGATGTTTGTAGGGTTGCTTACATCTCGTACCTTAGAAAACTAGGCGGATATCACAAAAGAAGTGGTACTGGTGATATTGCTGAAGAAAAAACCAAACTTACTGCAGCTCAAGCTAGAAAGGCTGAGTTAGAAGTAGAAGAAATGGAAGGAAACCTAATACCAGCACAATTAGTTGAAGATACTTGGATTGATTATGTAGCTAATGCAAGAGCAAAGCTATTAGGACTACCTTCAAGAATCGCACATCAGGTAATTACAGTAGATAAATACGCTGAAGCAGAATTAATAATAAAAGAACAGGTGCATGAAGCACTAAACGAGTTAGCTCAAGATGGAATACCTCAAAAATATAGAAAAGGTGATACAGGAGACCAATCAGACTTGGACTCCACCACCCAATCTGAAGATAAGTAACTGGGCAGATACCTATAGAAGACTATCACCTGAATCTTCAGCAGAAGCAGGTCAATGGAGAACTGATAGAGCTCCATTCCAAAGAGAGATAATGGATTCTTTCAATGACCCTGATATTCAAAGAATTGTATTTATGAAGTCTGCTCAGGTTGGTGCTACCGAAATTTTATTAAATGTTATTGGTTACTACATAGACCAAGACCCCGCACCATTACTGATAATGCAACCAACACTTCAGATGGCTCAAGCATTTAGTAAAGATAGATTAGCTATGATGATTAGGGATTCTGAAAAGATAAGAGGTTGTGTAAAAGACCCAAGAAGTAGAGATAGTGGCAATACAGTCTTATCTAAAAAGTTTGCAGGTGGTAATCTAAACATTGTTGGTTCTAATTCAGCATCAGGATTAGCATCAAGACCAATAAGAATTGTTTTAGCGGATGAGTGCGATAGATATGAATCATCAGCAGGTGCTGAGGGTGACCCAATATCACTTGCTACTAAAAGGACTACTACCTTTTGGAATAAGAAGATTTATTTATGCTCTACTCCAACAATAAAAGGATTATCAAGAATAGAAACAGCTTTTGAGGAGTCTGACAAACGCTATTATCATGTTCCTTGCCCTGAATGTAATCATAAACAGGTTTTGAAGTGGAAGAATGTAGTTTGGGAAGAAAACAAACCTGAAACAGCAAATTACGCATGTGAAGAATGTGGTTCTATTATTGATGAATCTAAAAAACAATGGATGTTAAAGCATGGTGAATGGATAGCATCAGCACCTAAGTCAGATACAGCAGGATTCCATATTTCAGAGTTATATTCAGTTTGGTCTACTTGGGCGGATATGGCTAAATCATTTCTTGAAGCTAAAAAGAATCCTGAAATGCTAAAGACTTGGATAAATACTGCTCTTGGAGAAAGTTGGCAGGAGCAAGGTGAAACTGTTGAATATGAAACATTACTAGAACGTAGATTGAATTATGATTACACAACTATCCCTGAAGATGTATTAGTTCTAACCGCTGGTGTTGATACGCAGAAAGATAGATTAGAGTTACAAATGGTTGGATGGGGTGCTAACTATGAAGCATGGGTCATAGATTACAAGATATTTTGGGGTGACCCAAATGCACAAAATGTATGGCAAGAACTAGATAGTTATCTTAAAAAACGATTTACAACTGAATCAGGAAGAATCTTAACCATATCTTGCACTTGTATTGACTCAGGTGGACATTCAACCAATCAGGTTTACCAGTTCACCAAACCAAGACAAGGAAGAAGAGTCTTTGCAATTAAAGGTTTATCAACAGCAGGTAAGCCAATAGCAAACAGACCTACATTTGTAGGTAAAAACAAAGCTGTTCTCTATGGTGTAGGTACAGATAGTGCGAAAGAAGCTATATTTGCTAGATTATCTTCTGAACCTGACAATACAACCCTACATTTCTGCTCTGATCTTGATGAAGAGTACTTTCAACAGCTTACAGCAGAAAAAAGAGTAACAAAGTTTGTAAGAGGTCGTAAATCACTAGTTTGGAAGCAAATTAGACCAAGAAACGAAGCATTAGATACATTGGTCTACAACTTTGCTGCTATTTACATCTTGAACCCTAATTACGACACTATTCAAGAAAGAGTTATGACTCAACAGTCAAAACCGCAACAAAAACAGCAAAAAAGACCACAAAAAGGCATAAATAGGGGTAATTTCGCTACTTCTTGGAAATAATAAGATTTTCTTGATTCGATATTGACAATACCCTAATAAACCTTAGTGTTAGATGTAGATATATCTAAAACATTTATGAGGTTTTTGCTTGAGCAACCAATTTGATAGAGAAAACTACCCAACTCAAGAACCTAGTGAGCTTGTTGTTGGTGATTACTGGGCGTGGAAAAGAGATGATTTAGCATCTACTTATCCAGTAGGCTCTTACTCATTATCTTATGAGTTTCATTGCGATTCAGGTGGTGGTGGTAGCCATCAATTTACTATTAATGCTGTTGAAGCAAATGACACTTATTACATAGAAGTACCAACAACCACTACAGATGACTATAATCCACACGATTATTTGTGGGGTGCTTACATAACAAGAGCTTCTGATTCAGCAAGAATACAGGTTGATAGTGGTAAAACTACTATATTACCTAACTTAGCTGACACTAATGCTGATTTAAGAAGTCATGCAAAGAAGGTTTTAGATGCTATTGAAGCTGTAATAGAAGGAAGAGCTACAATAGACCAATCATCCTTCTCTTTAGGTGGTAGATCGCTATCTAGGATGTCTGTTGATGAATTAATGACATTCAGAGATAGATATAAGGCTGAATATCTAAAAGAAGTTAAATTAGCAAGAATTAGAAACAAACAAGGGTCAGGAAATACTATCAAGGTTAATTTTGGTAGTTCTACTGGTTCTACACCCAAGAGTTACACATAATGGCATGGTATAACAGAATACTAGGCGTTAATGAGCCTAAAAAGAAAAAGAAACAGGCTTATAGAAGAAGTTATACTGGTGCTAATACTGGTAGATTGTTTGCAGATTTTGTAACAAGCTCTACAAGTGCTGATGCTGAAATAAAAGATAACATAAGAATACTCAGAGATAGAGCAAGAGAGTTAGCAAGGAACGATAGCTATATTGCAAGATACCTTAACCTGATGGTATCTAATGTTATCGGTAAGCATGGCATAAGAGTTAGTAGCAAAAGTCGTAATGACAATGGTTCATTAGACATTGCTGCTAACCAGCTCATTGAGTCAGCTTGGAAAGATTGGTCAAAAGTAGGTAATTGCACAACCAATGGCAGATTATCATTTTTAGATTGTCAGAAAATATTTGTTGAATCTTTATGTAGAGATGGTGAAGTCTTAATCAGAAAGATTAAAGATAACAATTCACCTTTTGGTTTTCAGATTCAATTTTTAGAAGCAGATCATTTAGATGAAAATAAGAATGATGTGTATAAACAAACTGGTAATAGAATTAAGATGGGTGTTGAAGTTGATAAGTACGACAAACCAGTTGCTTATCATCTTTTCAAAAACCACCCTTACGATAGAACGTACATAAGTCAAAATCAACACATTAGAGTCCCTGCTGATGAGATTATCCATGCTTACCTACCTACTAGAGCAGAACAAACTAGAGGTGTTTCTTTGGTTGCTACAGCAATGGCTAATGTGAAGATGTTAAATGGTTACTTAGAAGCAGAAATAGTTGCAGCTAGAGTTGGTGCATCTAAAATGGGTTTCTTTACTTCACCTGATGGTGATGGATATGTTGGTGATGGTGAGTATGAAGATACCTTTAATCCAACAATGAACGCACAGGCTGGTGTATTTGAACAACTACCTCAAGGCATGGACTTCAAAGCATTTGACCCTACACACCCAACATCTGCTTTTGATTCATTTACAACAAGTGTTTTAAGAAGTATTGCATCAGGTTTAAATATTTCTTATCACTCATTATCTAATGATCTAACTTCAGTTAATTATTCTTCAATAAGACAAGGTGCTTTAGAAGATAGAAGTATGTATCAAATCTATCAACAGTTTGTTATTGAGCATTTTGTAAATCCAGTATTCCAATCTTGGTTAGAGATGGCTATATCTACAGGTCGTATTAATTTACCAATAGGTAAGTTTGATAAATTCTCTAACTCAGTAAACTTCATACCAAGAAGTTTTGCTTGGATTGACCCATTGAAAGAAATGCAGTCAAACGTACTAGGTTTACAAAATGGAACAATAAGCTACTCAGATATAGCTGCAGCTTATGGTAGAGATACTGAAGAATTATTTGAACAACACCAAAAAGAAATAGAACTAGCTAAACAATATGGTATTGAACTAGCCTATCAACCATTTGGTGCTAAATTGCCAGTAGAAGCCAATATACAAGGCGGAGATAACGAAGATGAGTAATCCTACTCAGGGCATGAAAGAAGAAGCTCAGAGGGGTTTAGATTGGCGTGAAGAGCATGGTAGAGGTGGTACTAGGGTCGGTGCTGTAAGAGCAAGACAAATAGTAGCTGGTGAAAATCTATCTGATGAAACTATTAAAAGAATGTATAGCTTCTTCAGTAGGCATGAAGTAGACAAACAAGCTGAAGGATTTAAACAAGGTGAAGAAGGTTATCCTTCAAATGGCAGAATAGCTTGGGCATTATGGGGTGGTGATGCAGGTTATTCTTGGTCAAAAAGATTAGTAGAACAAATGAAGAAAGAAGATGAAAGACAAAAAAGTTTTGATTCGCAAGAATCAGAAAAACATCCTTTATTAACAAATGAAGAGGAGAAAACTATGGATAAAACTGATAGACATATCCTCAATGTAACTGAAACTGACAATACTGTTATTGTTGAGTTTGAGAAACATGAGGATGTAGAACACGAAGGTGATGAAGTAGAAACAACTGATGAAGTCTCTATGCTTGAATCAGATGAAGAAGAAAGAAAAGTAATTGATATGCCTATGAAATATAGAACTATTGATTTATCTAAGGCTTCTTACATTGATGAAGAAAGCAGAAGGGTTAGAGTTGGTGTTTCTAGTGAAGAACCAGTTGAAAGAAGTTTTGGTATGGAAGTACTAGGACATTCTGCTGATGATATAAACATGGAGTTTATAAACTCAGGAAGAGCACCATTATTACTTGACCATGATATGGAAAAGCAAATTGGTGTAATTGAAGAATTCAAATTAGATGAGACAGCAAAAAGGACAACTGCTGTAGTTAGGTTTGGTAAATCTGCTTTAGCTCAAGAAATATTTGAAGATGTAGCTGATGGTATACGCATGAACATTTCAGTTGGCTACAGAGTCGATAAATTAACTAGAATGAACAAAGATGATGAGAATTACTATAAAGCTCAATGGACACCTATGGAAGTTTCTTCTGTGTCTGTTCCTGCTGACCAGTCAAGACTTGTTGGAGTTGGTCGTTCTAAAGATAAACAAACTATTAATAATATAGAGGTAATAACAATGGAAAATAAAGATATTAATCTTGATGAAGTTAGAACTCAAACTATTGATGAAGCTAAAGCTGAATTTAAAAGAAACTCAAAAGAGATCATAGATTTAGCAGTTAGACACAATAAAAGAGATTTAGCTGACAAAGCAATTAGTGATGGTATCTCTGTTGAAGAATTTAGAGGTGTATTGCTAGAAAATATTTCTAACAACACTCCACTAGAAACTCCTTCAGAAATCGGCATGACTAAAGAAGAAGTAAGAGAATTTAGCCTAGTAAAAGCTATTAGAGCTATGGCTAACCCATCTGATAGAAAAGCACAGGAAGATGCAGCATTTGAATTTGAATGTTCTGCTGAAGCTGCTAGACAATATGGCAAAGATGCTCAAGGTATCATGTTGCCTTCAGAAGTCCTAAGAAATTGGGGAAAAAGAGACCTAAACACATCTGATGATTCAAAACTAATAAGTGAAGATTACAGAGGTGGAGACTTTATTGATGTTCTCAGAAATGAGTCTTCAGTAATGCAAGCTGGTGCTACTATGCTTAGAGGATTACAAGGTAATGTTGTAATACCTAAGAAAACTGCTGCTTCATCTGCTGGATGGATTGCAACAGAAGGTGCTGCTGCTTCTGAATCAGAATTTACTTCAGGTTCAGTAACAATGTCACCTAAAGTAATTGGTGCTTTCACAGATGCTACAAGACTATTATTACAACAGTCTTCATTAGATGTTGAAAACTTAATCAGAGATGACCTAACAAAATCTATAGCTACTGCTATTGATTTAGGTGCTTTAGCTGGTTCAGGTTCAAGTGGTCAGCCAACAGGTATTGCTAATACTTCAGGTATTAACACTACTACTTTTGGTGCTGCTAACCCAACATGGGCTGAGATTGTAGCTATGGAATCTGCTGTTGCTAATGACAACGCATTAAATGGTTCTTTAGCATACATCTGTAGACCTGCTGACTTTGGTACATTAAAAACTACTGAAAAAGCTACTGGTACTGCTCAATTTGTTGTGTCACCTGACAACAGCATGAATGGTTACAATGTAATCAGAAGTAACCAAGTAACAAGTGGAGACTTCTACTTTGGTAACTTTGCAGACCTATTAATTGGTATGTATGGCGGTTTAGACATTACTGTTGATCCTTATGCTTTATCAACTTCAGGTGGAGTAAGAATTGTTGCTCTACAAACTGTTGATGTAGCTGTAAGACATGCAGTATCTTTCTGTAAATCTTCAGACTAATTAACTGATGCTTAAATGGAATGGGGGTAGCAATACCCCCAACTTAAATATGAAAAAATACTTAATTAAAAGCGATACAGTCGCAAATGGTAAAAAGGTAAATGCAGGTGATGTTGTTGAACTACCTGAAAACATAGGGCATGAACTTTGTGCTTACAATAAAGCAGAAGTGCATGTAGCAAAACCTAAAGCTAAAAAAGAAGATAGAAGCGTAGGCTTAAAAACTTCTAAAGTAAAAGCTCCTAAAACTAGAGCTAAAAAATAATTATGCCAATGGAATTTGATAGAGATTTCGATGGCTACCTAGATGCCACCTATGGTCATGGTATTCAAGTTACCTACACACCTACAGGTGGTTCATCTTCTTCTATCAACGTAATCCTAAATCAAGAATATGTAGATATAGATACAGCAGGATTACCAGTTCAAGGTTATCAACCAGTAGCACAGGCTAAGACTACTGATATACCAAGCATAGCATTTGGTGACACTATCGTTGCACCAGCTATTAAGAATTTAGATGGTACACAAATCAAACCATCAACAACTTATAAAGTTATAAATTATGAGCATGATAATTTAGGCATGACTTCATTATTACTTGAGGTTCAATAATGGCTAATCATGTAAGACAACAAATCAGAGAATACTTTGGTACTACATTAACAGGTCTTACAACTACAGGCTCTAATGTTTATGAGTCAAGAGTTTATACACTACAAGAAGACACCCTACCTTCTTTGGTTATTTATACAAAATCAGAAACATCTGAGCCTATTGTTATAGGTACTGATAGGGTTATGAGCAGAGAGCTTTCAGTGGTAGTAGAAGCATATTGCAAAGCTACTAGCAACTTTGATGATACTATTGATACAATTAGTAAAGAAGTTGAAGAAGCTATCATGGCTGATAGAACACTAGGTGGTTTAGCAAAAGATACTTATGTTGAATCAACTGAAATAGAATATACAGGAGAAGGAGAACAGCCAGTAGGTTATGTAACTCTAACTTTTTTAACAAACTACTATGTTCAGGAAACCAATCCTGATGTAGCGGTATAATAGGAGATAATTATGAAATTAATTAGTCCAAATGGTAAAGTTTCGATAATAGCTCATCCCTCAAAAGTTGAGTCATTAAAGAATATGGGTTGGAAAGAGGAAGCAGTCCATTCGCAAGATAAAATTAAATCTTCTTCTAAGAAAAAGTCGAAAGACAAGGTAAAAGAAAATGGCAACACATAAAGGAAGTGAAGGTACTGTAAAAGTCGGTACTAATGCTGTAGCTGAAATAAGATCATATTCTATTGAAGAATCTGCTGATACTTTAGAAGATACTTCAATGGGTGATGCTGCTAGAACCTATAAATCATCATTGACTTCTTTCTCAGGAAGTTTAGATGTATTTTGGGATGAGACTGATACTTCAGGTCAAGGTGCTTTAACTATTGGCTCAGAAGTAACATTAAATGTCTATCCTGAAGGAGATGCATCAGGTGATACTTATTATACAGGTACAGCTATTGTTACTGGTGTTTCAAGAAGTGCATCATTTGATGGGTTGGTTGAAGCAAGTGTTTCAGTACAAGGTACTGGTGCATTAACATCAACAACAGTATAAGACGATGTCAGTAATAGATAACGCAAAGAAACATTTTGCAGAGCAAGATGTAAAAGTAATCGAAGTGCCTGAATGGGGTGAAGATGATAAACCTCTAAGAATATTCAGTAAGCCATTAACGTTAGCTGAAACTTCTAAACTTTATAAAATGAGTAAAGAAGATGATTTAACGATGATGGCTTATGTTCTTATATATAAAGCATTAGATGAGAATGGAGATAAGTTATTTGATTTAGGCGATAAAAATGCCTTATTAAATAGCGTTGATAGAGAAGTATTAGTAAGCGTTGCTACAAAAATTATGGGTCAAGAACCCATTGAGGAAACGAAAAAAAACTAATAAAGGATACTAATTTATATGTGCAATATGCACTAGCTGAAAAACTTGGAAAGACCTTAGAAGAACTCCAACAAATTAGTGTCCAAGAATATCAAGGATGGATAGCTTACTTAGAGTTAGCTGAAGAAAAGAGAAACAATGGCAAATAAAAAAGTAAAGTTTGAATTAACCGCAGTTGATAAAACCAAAGCAGCATTTGATAAGGTTACTAAAGGTCTTAAAGGTGTTGGCTCTGTAGCTGGTAAAGCTAGTATGGGTATAGCTAAGGTAGGATTAGCTGCTACTGCTTCTGCAACTGCTTTAGCTGCATTAGTTAAGGTTAATGTAGACTTTATGGATAAGCTGGGTAAAACAGCTTCTAAGCTAGGTATAGAGGTTGAATTTTTACAAGCTATGCGATTTGCTGCAGAGCAAACTGGTGTAAAAGTAGAAGCTCTTGATATGGGTCTGCAAAGATTTATAAGAAGAGCTGCAGAAGCTGCTCAAGGTACAGGAGAATCTAAAAGAGCATTTGAGCAATTAGGAATACAGCTAACTGATAATAATGGAAATTTAAGGGATGTTAGAGAAGTGCTATTTGATGTTGCTGATGGTTTAAAAAACACAAAAAGTTCAGCAGAGCAAGTAAGATTAGCTTTTAAATTCTTTGATTCTGAAGGTGTATCTTTGGTAAACACCTTAAAGGATGGTGCTGATGGTTTAAGAGAATTTGAACAAGAAGCAGAAAATCTAGGAATTATTATAAGTAGACAAAGTATTGCAAAAGCTGAAATGTTTGCTAATTCTATAAATATACTTAAAAAACAAATTACAGCTATATCAGCAAATATAACTGCTGCATTTATTCCAGTTCTTGAAGATGTGTCTGAAAAACTAAAAATAATATTAGCTGATATGAAGGGTGGTGATACTACCTTTGAGAACTTTGGTAAGGATTTGGCTGTTGGTATTCTTACATTTATGAGAACTGCATTTATAGGCTTTGTTGAGTTTATGAATGGCATAAAAAAACAAATAGCTGACTTTTCACAGACAAAAATTGGAAAGATGATTTTTCCTGAAATGGCAGATGAACAAGCAAAGTTAAGAAAGGATTTTAAAGAAACCAAAAAAGAATACACAGACATGATTCAAGCAATTATGAAAACTGGCCTTGAATTTGACCCTGATGACTTTTTTACTAATTATGACCTTATACTCTTACGAAGAGAGCTAATGTCAATACAACAACAGTTAGAAGGTGTAGACCCTGAAGAAAATGGTTTTATTAAAAGTCTTGATGAGATGATTACTAAAGTTTTAAACTTTAAACTTGAAACAAAAAAACTTGATGATGATGATGACCCATTAGGAACTAAAAAAATGTCTGAAGGAGTTTCAAAATTTAAAGATAGTCTAGGTGCAACTGATTTAGCCATTGAAAATCTAACAATAAATACAATGAAAAAATTTGAAGATACTTTAATTGAAGGTCTTAAAAATGGAAAATTAGCATTTGAAGATTTTGCAAATTATGCAATAGAGCAAATGTTAAGGATAGCTTTACAAGAAGCAATAATAGCACCCATGACTGGTGGATTTGAATCCTTTTTCAAGGGAATATTTGGTAAAAAGGCATTAGGTGGTGCAGTAAATGCAGGTAAGCCTTATATGGTTGGCGAATCAGGTAGAGAATTATTTATACCAAATCAAGGTGGACAAATTGTAAGCAATCAAGATTTAAAAGGTATTAATTCAACACAAACAGCACCAGTAGTAAACTTCAACATATCAACAGTTGATGCTGCTGGATTTGACCAGTTACTAACATCAAGAAAAGGATTAATAACACAAATAATTAACAATGCCATGAATACTCAAGGCAAAATGGGGATAGTATAATGTCAGGTGCATTTCCTACAGACCCAAACTTTAGGTCAATAAACTTTCAAGACAATAGACCTACATTACTGAATCAAACCTTATCAGGCAAAAAGTCTGCAAGACAAATAGGTTCTCAGTATTTTTCATTCACAGTTCAAATGCCACCAATACAACAAGAGAAAGCTCAGGAGATATTTGCTTTCTTACAAAAACAAAAGGGTGCTATTGGTAACTTTACAATACAAGCACCACTAGATAATTTAGGTGCAAGTAAAGGCGAAACAGATATACTTGTAAACACCGCACATTCAGCAGGGATAGATACTGTAAACATGGATGGTTTCTCACAAACAACAGGTGCATTAAAAGCTGGTGATCTAATTAAATTTGCCAGTCATTCAAAAGTTTATATGGTGCAAGAAGATGCAAATGCTTCAGGTGGACTAGCTGCTGTAAAAATATCTCCAAATCTTGTTAGCTCTTTAGCAGATAATGAAGCTGTAACTGTAAATAAGCCATCTTTTACTGTATATCTTGAGAATAATGATATTATGTATAGTACAGATGCTAGTGGTTTTTACAGCATTTCATTTGATGTTAGAGAGGTAATAACATAATGCCAAGAAGTTTATCAACAGATTTACAAACACAAGTATCAGCACAACAAACCAAAACAGCATTTCTTGTTGAATTAGGTTTATCTACAACCATAAGACTTACTGACTGGTATTCAGATGTAACTTATGATTCTAACTCTTATGAAGCTGGTGGTTCTTTTCTAACAGTAGATTCAGTTGCAGAAACAGGTCAGTTGCAAGTAGATGAAATTAACCTTGGTTTTTCAAATGTAACTAATCAAGTAAGAAGTTTAGTTCAAAGCGGTGCGTTTACAGATAAAACAGTAGAAATATATTTAGCTTACTTTAATGAAAATGAAACTTTAGTGGGTGCTATAAATTATTTTACAGGGCAAATTAGAAATGTATCTGTAGCAGAAAACTCAGAAGATTCTTTGCTTAGTATGACTGTAGCTTCACATTGGGCAAACTGGAATTTAACAAAAGGTAGGCATTATTCAGATGAATCTCAACAAGCAGAATATACAGGCGATAGAGGTTTAGAATTTGCTACACAGGTGAAATCAGATGTAAGGTGGGGTAGCTAATGATAGGTAATTTTTTTAAGGCTGTTGGTAAATTTGTATGGAATAAAATACAACAAGTAGGTTGGGCAGGTGGCTTTAACCTTAAAAATGCTTTCTTTGCATATACAACAGTAGTAGGTGTTAAAGGCTTCTTACAAGCAAAACAAATGTTAGCTAAAGGTCAAGACATCATGGCTAACAAAACTGCTGCTGGTGGCAAGATACCAGTTATCTATGGAACAAGAAGGGTAGGTGCTCAAATTGTTTATATGGATACAGCACAAAACAGATCAAAAGACTTATTTGTTGTTTATGCAATATCAGTTGGAGAATGTGAAGAGATACTTGGCAGAACTATTGAAATAGATGGGAATAGTATTTTAGATGGCAATATCTATAAAGGTGGTGGATATGTAGGCTCAGATAAAATATCTTCAGGTTCAGGTTCTTTAAATACTGCATCTCAAGTTGGTGATAATCAATACTCAAACGCAGGTACATTAGGAACTGACCCAACACTTAGATATTCTTTTGTATTTAACTTGCATCATGGCGCATCAAGTCAAACAGCAGACCCTATGCTCAGAGCATCTATACCTACTGAGTGGACTACAAATCATAAATTAAATGGTATTTGTTATATAGCTGCATCTTTTGATTACGATAAAAAAGGTATGTATAAAGGCGTACCGCAAATAACAGTACAGGTTAAAGGTAAGAAAGTTTACGACCCAAGAACTGACACTACTGCTTGGTCTTCTAATCCAGCTCTATGTTTCTTAGATTACATACAAAATGATGAATATGGTAAAGGATTAGCAACTTCACAAATTAACATGACTACTATTAGTGCTGCTGCTAATAAGTGCGATACTTTAGTAGATCAACCTTACTACAATGGCAATTACCAAGATGTAACTTGGAGTGGTGATTCAGGTGATGACTTTATTGTTATAGATGACAATGCTGACTGGTGGCAAAACAAAGTAGATGAAGTTATAGATATTAGAGATGCTAGTGATACTGTAATTTTTGATGGTGTAGATATTAAAGGTACTACACGATATGAATTTTATGATGCTACCCAAGAAAACAGATTATATATAGATGGTACTTTATCAAGCAGTTATACAAATGAAGCTGGTAGTGCTAAAGCTAAAGTTAAAAGATTTCATTGCAATGGTTACATTGACACTAATAAAAATGTCATGGATAACGCCAAAGAATTACTTGCAAATATGCGAGGTATTCTTAATTACGTTAATGGTAAATATGAATTACAAATAGAAGATACAGGCTCTTCTACATTCAGTATTACTGATGACCATATTATAGCTGATGCTGGTATATCAGTTGATTATGGCAATAAAGATAAGAAAGCAAACAAAGTTGTTATTGAGTTCTTTAACGCAAATAAGAAATACGAACTAGATACAGCTACAGTTTTACATGATGCATCGCCTGATTATTATTCAGATGATGGTGAAGTATTAGAAATTAAAGCTGAGTTCCCTTATGTAACAGACCCATACATTGCTTATAACATGGGTAAGGCTATCTTAACTAGAAGTAGAAATCAGACCACTATGCAGTTCTTAGGAACTCCTGAGATGTATAAATTAAACGTAGGAGATATAGTTGATCTTACTTATTCAGGTTTAGGATTCTCAGGCAAGATATGTAGGGTAGAAGCATTAGAACTACAGGCAAATGGTCTTGTATCTGTTAGCTTGATTGAATACTTTGATGTCTATACATGGGAAGTACCAGCTCAAGAATCAACTGAAATATTAGCCAAGATACCAACTATAGGTGCTTTAAAACCACCACAAGCAAATAGTATTGTATTTACTGATACCGATGCTTCATCTATTAACAGGCCTACTTTAACTTGGACTGAGCCAACTGATTTTCCAGTAAGACAATACAGAGTAGATGTAGTTGATAGCTCAGACAATAATGTCTTTAGTAAAATAGTAGATACACCTTCAGTTGATTTAGCTTTCTTACCTAAAGGCTCTAACTATGAAGCTAGTATTACAGCTTTCAATGGTGTTGGTATTGAATCTAACGCATCTACTAAAACATTTACTATTGCAGATGACCCAGTAAAAACTACTGAAGTTGAAATGAATGGCGTTACCATGTCAACAGTTGAAACCTATGGAACTGTATCAGGTAAATCAGGTAACTGGGTTAAGTTCTTAAATAAAACTAATTTTGGTGAAGTTGTAGAGTTTGATAATGGTCTAATTGTAGATAGTGGTACTGCAAGATTTGAAAATGCACCAACATTTGTAGATGGTTTTACTGGTCAGGGTACATTTAACATATCTCAAGGCTCAATACAGTTTGGGTCTTACACACCATCAACTACAACTAATAATCTTTACAACGTAGGCGGTTCTTTATATTGGAATGGTCAAGCACTAGGAACTGGTACTGGTGATATTACAGCAGTAGTAGCAGGTACTAACTTAAATGGTGGCGGTACTTCAGGTTCAGTTACTTTAAATCTTGATTCTACTATTACAGGCGATCATACCTTTTCTAACAACATAATTATTCAGGGCAACCTAACAGTTCAAGGTACTACAACAAGCGTAAATACTGATGATCTAAACGTAAAAGACAAAAACATTACCCTTAACTATTCAACAGGTGATTCATCAGCTTCAGCTAATGGTGCAGGTATTACCATTCAAGATGCTGTAAGTGCTACCCAAGATGCTACCTTAACTTGGAATACAGCTAACGATAGCTTTAACTTTTCTCATAACCTTAACTTTGCTGACAATATAAAAGCTCAGTTTGGTGCAGGTAATGACTTACAAATCTATCATGATGGTAGTAATAGTTATGTAAAAGATGCAGGAACTGGTAATTTAGAACTACACGCTACTAATCTAGTATTTAAAAATTCTACAGGTGATTCACAATATGCATCATTTTTTAATGGCGGTGCAGTAACTTTAAGATATGCAGGTGCGCCTAAAGTATCTACAACCTCAAGCGGAATTGACGTAACAGGAACAGCAAGTGCAACCAATACATCATCAGGAGTAACTACTGGTCTCAAACTATCTAATAATACATCAGGTGCTAATAATAGAGTCGCTATAGATTTCCATACAGCTTTTACTAAGTATGGAGTTATTGAAGGTGGTTATGGTTCATCATCCCCTGAAATGAATTTTAAAGTAGGTAATCCGCCTGCACAAATTTTAAAGTTAAATTCAGCAGGCATAGACGTAACAGGTGCTATAACAACAGCTAAAAATGATAATACATTTACAGTTCAAAGTACTAACGCAGGTCAAGCTAGTGTAGATATAAAAAATACTGAAGGGCATTTTAGACTTATTACAGATGCAGGTACGTTAAAAGTATATGACCAAACAGATAGTTCAGAAAGATTTAGGATAGATAGTAGTGGAAACGTCATGCTTGGCAAAACAAGTGTTGATGCAGGTGCTACCCAAGGTTTTGAATTTAGAGCAGACTTAAATGATTTACTTTATTTAGCTAGAGCAGGTAATGCTATAACTTTAAATCGCCTATCATCAGATGGAGACATTGCTTTATTTAGAAAAAATGGAACAACAGTTGGAAGTATTGGTGTTGCTTCAACAGACAATTTTTATATTGCAGGTGGTAGTGGTAGTACAAAAGGTCTTTACTTTAATGATGCAGGTGTAATTCCTGCAACTACAGGTGGGGGTGTAGTAAATAATGCTGTTGACTTAGGTCAAAGCGGATATAGATTCAAAAACCTCTACCTTTCAGGAACAGCTTATACTGGAGGATATATAAGAGGTAGTAGTTCAGATGCCAATAAATTAATTTTAAAGGCTTCATCAAGCACAACTGAATTACATGCAGCAGGTGGCACAGGTTTAGTATTCAAGGGCAATGGTGACAACGAAAGAGCTAGAATAGATAGTAGTGGTAATTTATTAGTTGGTAAGACTTCAGCAGGTATTGCAAATGTTGGTGTTGAAAGCAGACAAAATGGATTGTTGTTTGCTACAGCAGATGGTTCAGATGTTTTAAAATTAAATCGTTTAACATCTG